TAGTGTGGGATGGTCAACTTTCTGCGGCGTTTAAAGAATTAGAGGTTCTGATGCAACACTTTTATGCAATATCTGAAACCTCACCTGCTTGTTTTGGGGATTTTAGCGCCGGGTTTGGAGAGAGTGGAACTGCGTTGAAAAGGATGATGCAAGTTCCACTGGCTAAAGTAAACAGAATGAGGTTGGGTATAGATTTGGCGATTAAGAAGGCGCTTAAGATTGCAATGATGTTAGAGGGTAGGGAAGTGGAGATAGATATCGGATGGAACGATGGACTTCCGCAGGATGAGAAGGAGATGTCTCAGATATATACCCTTCTTTATCAGAATGGTTTAGTATCAAGGGAGACTGCAATTAGGAGACTTTTTGAATTTGACGAAGAAGCTTTGCGAAGAGAGTTAAAAAAGATACAAGAGGAGAGTAGCCAAGAAGTTCAAGATATTATGGGTAATCTTGGAGAATGACTCTTGAAGAGACAATAGCACAGATTTATATCAGCGCATTTAAAGAATTACAAAAATACATCAGACAATCAAACAATCCTGCTAAACGCAATTACTGGATAGCAGTTGCTAGAAGTATGAATAAGAAGATAGACAAAAAAGTTAAGGAATTAATCGAAACAAAGTTTTATCCGGAATATAGCAAGCAGATGGAAGAAGTAGAAAAGATGCTTACAGAAGGTGGAATTCCTGAAGGTTTTGGAGTTACTTATTATGGAGCTGTAGAAAAAGTAGCAGAGAATCTTACTCAAAATATCGACAAACTAAAGGTTGTTGTTGGGAGAAGGACTCAGGATTTCTGGAGAGAAGCCCAGCTTATAGAAACTGGAGAGAAATGGGCCACTGGTGCGTCTTGGAAAACGATGAAAAAAAAGCTTATGCAGAGGATTAAAGATGCTGGGTATCTTGAGTTTGTAGACAGAACAGGAAGGAAATGGGATCTAGAGAGTTATGCAAATATGGTGGCAAGAACCGTTACTAGACAAGCATCAGTTGCAGCAACTGTTGATGCTTGTAGCAGGCACGATCACGATTTAGTACAAGTGTCTTCTCACGGCACAGATTGTCCTATATGTAAACCGTTAGAAGGGCAAATTTTTAGCCTGTCTGGAAATGATCCTAGATATCCGAAGTGGAATTATCAAATTCCAGCTCATCCCAACTGCAAGCACGTTATAGCTCCTTATGTTGAGCTGACAGGGGTGAAGAAAGAGGTTAAAGAAGCAACAGAAAAGCTTAAATTACCCACAAAAACTCCCAAAACTCTTAGTAAGGTTTCGGGAAACCTTTCCCTGGAGGAAATTAGGGAAATATGGGAAACTGGGGACAAAGAGGAGATAGAGAAACTTCGTGAGTATCTGCAGTGGCATCCTGGGAATACCAGGATAATACGCAGGCAGGAATCAGCTCTTTCTATATATTTCAAACATCATACTTCCGAAAAAGGGTTTTCTTTTCATCCGACAAAATATAATTGGAACGGGGAAATTTGGGTGCTTGAAACAGTAAGCGAGAAATAAGAATGTCTAGTGGAAGAGGTGTTCAGTGAGTAGGGTAAGAACTGATAAAAGTATTAAATCTTATGATCTTAGTGAGCTAATAAGCCAAATAAAGCTAAATATAACTCAGTTTGCGTATAGTGTGAAGTATATGCCTACGATTGGTTTTTTGGGTATATTGAATAAGCAAGATACAAATGAAGTAAGAGAAAGTTTTACTATTTCAATAGCGAAAGAGTTACTTAGAGAAGGTTACAGGGTAATGATTGGTGATATAGAAGGAGTAGGTGAGATTGACGGCATAAAAGTTTACTCTTTGGATGATATCTTGTCTAAGTGTGACATATTTTTTATTTTTTCGTCCCATAAGAAATATAGTGAATTGGTAGGGGAAGATAGATCAAGAATCTTTTATATTGGAGGAGGGTAGGGAAAATGCCAATTTCAAATAAACCGTGGGGTCAAGTTTCAGAATCTGATTATAAGGATGCCGAGACATTTTGTAAATACTGTCTTATCGATTTAAACGAGCCAGGGCAGGATAAAACAAAGGCGCTGTGTAAGTTACCAGTCTATGAACCAAACGGTGCTTTGAATAGAAACGCAGTTCACGCTGCAGCCGCTGCGTTAGCTGGAGCTAGGGGTGGAGTTAGTGCTCCTTTAGAGGAAAAGCGTGCGGCGGCCAGAAAGCTTTTGCGTCTATATGCAGAATTGAAAGAAGAAGCTCCTGAAAGTATTAAAAAACTTGCAGGTGCGTAGTAACGCAACGTTAAGCGGTTAAAACGGATAGGAGGCTAAATGAATGGATAGTGTAGAAAAAGTTATGACCGAGGAAGTTAATACAGAAAATCAAAACTTAAATACCGAAACCCCCGCCAACACTGGCACGGAGGTTGCTGGGACACAGCCAGTGGCAGAAACAAAAACTTTCACGCAAGAAGAGTTGAATAAGATTATAGAAGAGAGGTTAAAGCGTGAGAGGGAGAAATATAAGGATTACTCTGAGCTCAAGAAGATAGCTGATGAATACAAAAAGATAAAAGAAGCAGAAATGACGGAACAGGAAAAGATGTTGCAAAAACTCTCTGAATATGAGAGATCTTTGCTCGATAAAGAGAGAGAAGCTGAAGAGTTGCGCATTGAACTTCTGAAGATTCGAATTCTGGACGAAATGGGTCTGCCGAAGGCTTGGGCGAAGAGGATTTTTGGAACAAATGAGGAGGAAATCAGGCAGGATGCGGAGGAGTTAAAAAAAATACTGGGAACTCCAAAGCCGTCTCAGATAGGAGCCGGTAGCAATCCTGCCAGTGCTGTAGGTCTTACTCCTGACCTAGAAAAACTTGGGAAGCTGAGTATGGAAGAGTATATAAAATATAGGAAATCAGGAGGTTGATGTTAAATGGCTAATACCCTTATTACTCCTAGTATAGTTGCTAGGGAAGCGTTAATGGCGTTAGAGAACAATTTAGTAATGGCGAATCTGGTCTATAGAGATTATTCTAATGAATTTGCAAAGGTTGGAGATACTGTAAGTGCTAGAAGACCTGCTACTTTTCAGGCTAACGAGTTTACAACAAGTATAAATGTTCAGGATGCAGTAGAAGGTTACGTTGCAGTGACACTTGATAAACATCTGGATGTATCTTTTGCTGTAACTTCTAAGGAATTGACACTTTCCCTGAATGATTTTTCTGAACAATTTATACAACCTGCAATGCGTGCGATAGCACAGAAAATTGACGCCCTTATTCTTGAGAGGTATGTTGATATCCCCAGTTTTGTTATAAAATCTAGTCCAAATGTCAGTACTGCAGACATAGCGAATGTTGGTGCGCTTTTGGACAGTCAGAAAGCTCCGCTGGATTCCAGAGTAATTGTTATGTCCCCATTTACCTACGCTAAATACATAGTGTTGGATGCTTTCCTACACGCAGATAAAAGTGGTTCTACAGATGCTCTCAGAAATGCGAGTATGGGAAAAGTATTAAATCTTGAAGGGTATATGGACCAAAATGTTGTATCTCATAATAACGGAACTTTTGCGGTAACATCTGGAACCTTGACTGTGGCAAGTGCTAGTGCTGGAGCCACATCTGTGACCGCATCTGCTACTGCTTGTTCTGGAACTCTCAAAAAGGGTTCTCTCCTCACAATAGCGGATACACCAGGGCAGTATGTTGTTACCGCTGACTGCACTGCCGCATCTAATAGTATAACCATTCCAATATATCCTGCGTTGCAGGCGTCTGTTACAAGCAAAGCCGTGACTATAGTGAGTAACCACTATGCAAACCTTGCATTCCACAAAAATGCCTTCGCATTTGTGACAAGGCCCCTTGCACTTCCACTTGGTGCGGCAAATGCAGAGGTTATTAATTATAATGGGCTTGCAGTAAGGGCTGTGTATGACTATGATATAAACGCCAAGAAGGATATAATCTCTCTCGATATCCTCTGCGGTGTCAAGACTTTAGATCCTAATCTAGCAGTCAGGCTTGTTGACTAGTAATATATTACAAAGGACGGGATAGTCTCCCGTCCTTTTGTTCTTGGAGGGGTAAATGAGTATAACCGTTGGGGTAGATAGTTATGTAAGTCTTGAGGAGGCAAATAATTATTTCAATTCTAGGCTACACGCCGAAGCCTGGGTTGGTGCAACTGATACAGATAAAGAGAAGGCTCTTAAGCAGGCGACACGGAATATAGATGTGCTTCCTTTTCGTGGTGCAAAAGCAAGTGATACACAGAATCTTTCTTTTCCGAGAACATATGCTGTCTATAAAGATGGTGGTCTTGTCTTAGTTACTGATCAGGACATTCCGCAAGAAGTAAAAAATGCGACTTGTGAAGAAGCATTATCTCTGTTGCAGAACTCACAGAGAAAGCAACTTCAGGAGGAAGGTGTTGATTCTATTACTATCGGCAATCTGACAGAACATTACAGCGGGACTTATAAATCCATCTCTCTCTCGGCTTATAAAATGCTTAGTAAATACATCGTTGGTGGTGTGTATATAAGATGATAGATAACTATCTCAATCAACGGGTTATATGGAAAAGGGCTGTCGGTATAGATGCATACGGAAAACCTTCTCTGTCACAATCTACCATTTCTGCAAGAGTAGAGGAACAGAATAGACTTATCAGGAGTAAAACTGGAGAGCAAGTAGTATCTGTAGCTAGGCTTTTTGTAAAAGATTTAGTAAATATAGATGACAGGATAACCTTAAATGGCAAGGACTATATGGTTCTGAGCGTTGAGTCTTGTATGTCTCTCGATGGAGAAGAGGTGTATAGGATAGTATGGCTGTAAATATAGAGATTAAAGGGGTAACAACGGTGTCAGAGAACATAGAAAAACTTGGGAAGGAAATGATAGATTCTGCCAAGAAGGCGTTGTGGCAGTGCGGAGGACATCTTGGTAATGCGGCAGTCAATTTAGCCCCAGTTAGGACGGGAGACTTGCGTGCTTCTATGCAGGTAAGTGATCCAGAGGAAGAAGAAGGCAAAATAACGGTAACCGTATCCTTCTCTACGCCATATGCCATTAGAATGCACGAGGCATATTACAAACTTGGTCCGACTTCTTCTAAAGCGCCTGGGTATGACGGAGAACCTGTCGGCAGAAAGTATCTTGAAAGACCGCTAATGAAATACGCAGAGAAATATAAAGATATCCTTAAAACTTTTATCGGGGGATCGTTAAAGTGAGTGTCTTTATTAAAGAGGTTGGGCAATATTTGCAGACTCAAGGATACGGAACTCTGGGAACAGATATCTTTTTGAGTTTTGAACCTGACAGTCCTGACGAACTCATAGCCGTGTTAGATAGGGGAGGATATGTAACTGATGATTTTGTCAAAGTTACTGGCGATTCTACTAATAAATATGATGTAATTGGTGTTCAGTTGATTTTGCGTGGGACTAATTATGAAAATCTTATTGATAAGGCATATCAGCTTTACGATTTGTTTAATAGAAAATCCCTTTATAATCTTGGAGCTTTCTACATAAAAGAAAGCCACGCAGAATCTTTGCCGATACCGATAGGAAGAGACGAGAAAGACAGAGATGAGATTAGTATTAATCTTTTATTTTCAACATTTCGATAGGAGGGTGATTTAAGGATGGCAGTGTATGTAGGATATGGTGGAGCCGTAAAAGTTGGAACCACAACTGTTGCTGAGATTGGAGAGTGGAGTTTGGATGTTACATTGAATACAGAGGGGGCCGAGTCTTTTGGTGATCAGTGGAAAGAGTTCATTGGAACACTTAAAGAGTGGTCTGGTTCCTGCAGTGGAAGGTGGGATATGACCGACACTCAAGGGCAGAAGGCTATGCAGGATGCATTGCTTGGTGGAACAACAGTAACACTAAAGCTTTATGTCGATGGAACTAAAAACTATAGTGGGACGGCATTAATAACAAAAATCTCTCCAAAAGCATCTGTAGAGGGTGTGGTAGAAGTAAGTTTTGATTTCCAGGGTACTGGCGCATTGACTTATAGTGCCACTTAAGGTGGTGATTTAATATGGCCGTTTATGCAGGATATGGAGCAAATGTATATTTAGCAAGTGGAACTCCCGTCTCTTTTACTGACGAGGCAATGACAAATGCTGGTGATAATAAAACATATACCATCACAAACTCGGCAAAGAGGTTTTGGAGTAGAGCTTATGCTGTTACGGTAAAGAAAAACGGAAGCGTAATTTCGTCTGGCTTTACGATTCAATATCCAGGAGGAAAGGTTGTGTTTTCTACTGCTAATGCCCCGACAGATACAATAACCGTTTCGGGATATTATATACCGGTGTCGCAGATTGGAGATGGTAAGGAATGGACACTTGACATTGACAGTGACACAGAAGATGCTACTACTTTTGGTTCACAGTGGAAGTCTTTTGTGGTAACTAGGATGGGGTCTTCTGGTAGTATAACGCACTTTTGGAATGACGGATCTTTTCTATCGCAAATGGGTAGTTTAATGGGGTTTGAATTACAGACTGATAGTTCTAAAAAATATCAATTCTACGGATATTTTACAAAAGATGCTGTCAAAGCTGCGGCTGACGGATTGGTAGAAGAACCGCTAGATTTTATTGTGGATGGTAACGTCTATTATGGATAAAAAAACAAATTTAAAAGTTGTGCAAGGAGGAAAGATGAGTCTCAGAGAAAAGATTTTAAACATTGAGGATATTCAGGAACAAATAGTTGATGTCCCCAAATGGGGGGTAAAGATATTAGTAAGAGAACTGAATGGTAGACAGAGAGACAAGATTATGCAAAACGCAGTAGATGCTAAAGGAAACATTAATTTTGAGAAGATGCATTCTGAAGCAATTATAGCTGCGTGTTATGATCCAGAAACTAAGGAAAAGCTGTTTGAGGAATCGGACAGAGATCAGCTTATGGAGAAATCTTCTATAGCGTTAGACACTCTTTATAATGTTATTGCAGAAATGTCTGGATTGTCTAAGAAGTCAGAAGAGACGATAGAAAAAAACTAAGAAATAATCCCGAGCGATTCTTTTATTTTATGCTCGCCGAAAAACTCGGAATGACCGTAGCTGAATTGCTCGGGAAAATCTCTTCATATGAATTGAGCGAATGGATGAAATATCTGGAAATAAAGGCAAAAGAAGAAGAGAGGGCCAGCAAGAGGCGTTCAGGGCCAAAACCAAGTTTTAGAGGAGGTGGTATGTATTAAATGGAAGTAGGGTCAATTGTAACAAGACTTGTTTTAGAAGCAAAGGAATTCGTTAGCGGAATACAAGAAGCTCGTGATAAGTTAACAGGTATGTCTGAAGAGGCACAGAAAACTACCACCTCCTTTAAAGATGTTGCAGGACATATGGAATCCTTTGGAAAACAAGCTAAGGATCTTGGTGATAAGCTTTCTGTCGGAGTGTCACTCCCTCTTGCTGGCATAGCTACTGCTGCCATAACAATGGCAAATAAATTTAATGAGGCTATGGCGAATGTAGCGACACTTATACCTGGAAACGAAGAAAGAATAAAACAATTAAAAGAGACTGTCCAATCCTTGGCGACTGAAACCGGCAAGTCAACAGAGGATTTGGCTAATTCTTTATATCAAGTTATCTCCGCCTTCGGGGATACTGCGCATACCGAAGAATTACTTACTGTCGCATCAAAAGCATCCGTGGCTGGGTTATCATCCACAAAAGAAGCGGTAGATCTCTTAACTACCACTATTAAAGGATATGGTCTCGAATTGACAGACGCACAAAAAGTATCTGACCTTGCGTTTGAAACCGTCAAGTTAGGCGTAACTACATTCGGTGAACTTGCTGGTTCGATGGGAAAGGTCATACCAATGGCTGCATCTTTAAAAGTAAAACAGGAAGAACTCTGGGGAGCTATGGCAACCCTTACTGGAGTTATTGGTGATACTAGTGAAGTAGCTACTGCATTACGTGCTACCTACCAAGCATTTTTGGATCCTAGTGCTGAAATGGTGTCTGCACTTAAAAACATAGCCGAACCATTGATACAACAGGGTAAACTTACTGGTGACCTAGTAAATCAATATAATGCTGCTCAAAAGGAATTATCTTCATATACAGTTAAACTAGAAGAGGCTCAAAGGGCTCACGATACTGCTAAAATTAGTGAGTATAAGGAAGCGATAAAGAATACCGAAAAGGAAATAGAAAATATAGTATCTGGTTTTGGTCCAGCGATTGTGCAAACTTTAGGTTTTCAGGGTGCTCTCAAAGCTGTAGCGGATCAGGCGGGTGGAAATACAGCATCATTGTCAAATATGTTTGGACAAGTAGAAGCGTTAAACGCCGTTTTAGCCCTTACTGGTCCACAGGCTGATGCTTTTACGGAAAAGACAAAACAAATGTATAATGTGAGCGGTGCGACTACTGAAGCGTTTAGAGAACAAGCTGAGGGAGTAAATAAAACTGGTTATGAATGGGGGAAATTTAGGGAACAAATAGAAGTATTAATGCAAAAAGTTGGTGAATCTTTACTTCCGTCATTTTCCCGTATTCTCCAAGCTGTTGCTCCACTGATAGAAAAAGTCGCTGCGTTAGTAGATAAATTCTCCAAGCTCCCCGCTCCTATACAGAACATAGCAATTGCTTTTGGAGGATTTGTAACTGCAAGTGGACCTGTACTCTCAAGTGTCGGCAGAATGTCTGAGCTAGTTGCCGATTTAATTAAAGTGAGTGGTTCTTTACCTGGCACAATAAAGGATATTGTGCCCACGTTCGGAGCAATGAAAACAGCCATCTCGGCATTAGTCCCAGTATTATCAACACCACCAGTAGGGATTATTGTTCTGATTGGTGCACTTGTAGCGGCGTTGGTAGAATTATATAAACATAATGAAAAATTTAGAAACTTTGTAGATGGAATTGTCAATAGTATAAAAAAGTGGCTCGATTCAATAAATGTGGTTAAGAAGGCGTGGGATGCTGTTAGTTCTATATGGAATAAAATATTTAAGTCGGACACTAACAACACTGAGAGCATAAAAACTCCTGTCCCCTCACCAACAGATCACGGTCCAAACCTAAAAAGATACTTTAACGAGTTTTATGCCACATCCAACAAGGAGATTCCAGATATTGCTGGTAGCGCCCAAGAGATAGCTAAAAACTTTCAGGCATCATATCTAAAAGCGAGCGAAACTACTCAAGAGTCTATTCTTAAAGGTAACAAAGCTCCTGATTTAATTGATAATATCAAAAAAACAAAAGAATCAGCGCAAAATTTAAGTAAAGCTACTTTTGGAAAGGAAGATTTTGGAAAACTAATATCTGGTACTAACGATCCTGTCGCTTACCTTACTGCTTGCTTTGGCGACTTATATGTAGAAGCTGATAGGTTATATCCCAAAATTGTAAATGTAACACAGGGTTTTGGAAACCTTCGCAATGCAGTTCGTGATTCCGAAGATCCCGTTAAACAGAACGTTACCGGTTTTGGTAATCTGTATGCAGAAGCTAATAAGTTATATCCAGTAATTACCAATGTAACAGGTGGTTTTGGCGATCTCCGTAACACAATTCGTAGTTCCGAAGATCCAATTAAACAAACTGTCATTGGTTTTGGCAATCTGTATGTAGAAGCGGACAAGTTATATCCCGCAATTACCAATGTAACACAAGGTTTTGGAGATCTCCGCAATGTGATTCGTAATTCTGAAGATCCCGTTAAGCAAACTACCGTTGGTTTTGGCAATCTGTATGTAGAAGCGGACAAGTTGTATCCCAAAATTGCAAATATAGCGCAAGGTTTTGGTGACCTCCGTAATGCTGTTCGTAATTCAGAAGATCCAGTCAAGCAAGTTACAATTGGCTTTGGTGATCTATATGTAGAAGCTGACAAACTTTATCCCGAAATAATTAATATAACGCAGGGCTTCGGAGACTTCAGAAATGCAATTCGTAATTCAGAAGATCCAATTAGACAGATTAAAATAGGTTTTGGAGATTTGTATGTAGCAGCTAACAAACTTTATCCCGCAATAATTAATATAACGCAAGGTTTCGGGGATTTTCGCAATGCAATACGTAATTCTGAAGATCCCGTTAAACAAACTACCATTGGTTTTGGCGATTTGTATGTAGAAGCCGATAGACTTCATCCCGAAATAGCAAAAATAACGCAAGGTTTTGGAGATTTCCGTAACGCAGTTCGTGATTCAGAAGATGCCATAAAGCAATTAACTATTGGTATGGGAGACCTGTATGTAGAGGCGAATAAGTTATATCCTGAGATTACAAATGTAACGAAAGGCTTCGGAGACTTTCGTAATGCGGTTAGAAATTCTGAGGATCCAATAAAACGTATTGTCATTGGCTTTGGCGATTTATATGTAGAAGCTGAGAAGTTATATCCAGTTGTAGCAGATATAACACAGGGTTTTGGAGATTTTCGAAAATCAATACGTGATGTCGATGACCCGATTATGCAAATTGTAGCTGGTTTCGGAGATTTATATGTGGAAGCTGAGAAGCTTTATCCCCAAATAGCAAGCATAACACAAGGTTTCGGTGATTTTCGTAATGTAATTCGTAATAGCGAAGATCCTGTTAAGCAAATTACAGTTGGTATAGGGGATTTATATATAGAAGCTAGTATTCTTTATCCCGAAATAATAAATGTGGTACAAGGTTTCGGAGATTTCAGAAAGGCGATACGTGATAGTGAAGATCCTGTTAAGAATGTTACTATTGGTTTTGGTGATCTATATGCAGAAGCTAATAAGCTTTATCCAGAAATAATTAACGTAACGCAAGGTTTCGGGGATTTCAGAAAATCAATTCGTGATTCTGAAGATCCAGTAAAAATGGTTGTAGTAGGTTTCGGAGATCTGTATACAGAAGCTAATAAGCTTTATCCCGAAATAGCAAAAATAACGCAGGGCTTTGGAGATTTCCGTAACACAGTTCGTGATTCAGAAGACCCGATTAAACAAATTGTCGTTGGTTTTGGTGATTTATATGTAGAGGTTGATAAACTTTATCCCGCAATAGTTAATGTAACGAAAGGTTTCGGAGATTTCCGCAATTCAATTCGTGATTCTGAAGATCCAGTAAAACAGATTACAGTTGGCTTTGGGGATTTATACTTGGCAGCAGAGAAGTTATACCCTGCAATTGTGAACATTACGCAAGGTTTCGGGGATTTTAGGGATGCAATACGTAATAGTGAAGATCCAGTAAAAACCGTTTCTGTTGGTATGGGAGATTTATATAAACAGGCAGAGCTCCTTTACCCTTCTATCACAAATGTAACTCAGGGCGCAGGTGATTTCTTATTTGCAATACGTCAAATAGAGGACCAACCTAAACTTGATACTTTGGGCGTTGGAGATTTTTATCGTCTAATAAACCAAATGTATCCAGCGCTAGACAGGGTTACTTATGGGCAGGGAGACTTTTTAAAAGCTATATATGACACTGAAGATCCGTTAGAAAGACTTGTCTATGGGATGGGAGATTTTAAAGTAGCCGTCGATGGTGCAAATCAAGCTTTCCCGGGACTTGTATATTTGCTTAAAATAACTGGAGAAAGGGCAGAGCAATTGTCGCTTACGTTATCCAATATTAATCCACCCTCAGATAACCTTATAACTCCTCCTAAGATTGATTTCAGTACAGTTGGTTTAGAACCAGAGACAACTGATTTTACATCATCTGTGTTAGACTTAGCTTACCATATTAACGATGCCGGAGAGTCAATATTCAACTTAAAGCTGTCACTTGATAACTTAAATGACAAGGTAAAACAGACTAGCGGAACGGTTTTTAATTTGGGTAATATCCTTAATAAACTCCCCGGCGGATTTCAAAAAATAGCTAAAGTTTATAACGATATCTCATCTGCAATAAAAGAAGCAGTAACGGATCAGGGTAAGTTTATAGAGGACATTATAGATGCGGCAGTAGAGATAATCCCATATATTAGTGAGTTTGGAAGCGCATTAGAATCTGCTTTTGGGTTCTTAAAGGAATTTTCTGAATTATCAGATCCTCTCAGTTTCTGGTTTGTTGTGTTTACAGACATATATGACCAGCTGAAACCAATGGATGCATTCTTAAGGTCCCTTAATTCAACCTTGGGACCAACATTTAAGACACTCCTTTATCCTGTCGCTTACGCAGGGCAAATTTTCGGTCAAGCTCTGATTCCAGTCTTGCAATCCTTATTCCCTGCTTTTAAGCAAGTAGGAATAATGGCATTGAATGTTGCAAAAGTATTCGCTTATGCTTGGAATGCACTTGCTACGGTCGCTAACTGGTTTAATGCTGGTCTTGCTTATATGGATATTAGCGCTTTTGATACTGCAATACAAAATCTTATAAATCTCACTTGGGATCAAGCTGATGCGGCGGCAAACGCAGCAGAAGCGATGAGAGAATTGACCAATGTCCCTGAAGGATTCAAGGTTGAACTTGCAGAATTTACGGCGATGGCTGGACAAAGTTTAGCTGGTAATGCGATAAAAGGAATGTCTAAAAACAGTGGAGATATTTATCAGTCTTCTTATTCAGAGG